CTGATAATGACAAAAGATGTAGCTACGATTGCCATAAGTGTATTTGCTGTCCAAATCGGTGTTATTTACTGGTTATTCAGAACATTTGTTACGGAGAAAACTTGTCGAGCTCGTCAAGATTGTGTTGAGGCTAAAGTAGATAGCATTCATGCATCGTTGCAGGAAAGGCTTGATACCATTGAGTCTCTCATTCTTAAGCTGATAAAGTTTAATGGACTCGAAAACAAAAACAGACCACGTGCTAAGTGAGTTGCGTGAGCGCTCGAGGAAGTCGCTGTTCTTCTTCGCTCGTGCTATACTTGGCTTTGAAGATTTGAGTCCGACGATTCACTTGCCGTTGTGTAGGATGTTGCAAGATTACGGTCGCAACACTCGCCGGCTCGTTGTCTTGCCTCGTACATGGTTCAAGTCTACTGTTGCATCTATTGCTTATCCGATTTGGCGAGCTATCAATAATCCTAACGTTCGTATTCTCATAGCTCAGAATACGATGACTAATGCGAAGAAAAAGATTTCCTCTATCAAGTCGATATTTGAGACTAACAAACTGTTGAGGGCGCTCTTTCCTGAAATACTACCTAAGGGCGACAGGCCTTGGTCTGCGGAATGCCTAACTCTTAATAGGACGTTAGCGGCTCCAGAAGGTACATTCGAGCCGGCCGGAACTGGAACAGCGATTACGAGTCGGCATTATGATGATGTAATTGAGGATGACACGGTAGCTCCTGACTTTGATGCGATGACTGGTGAGGTGCAGCAACCGACTAACATAGAGATTGAAAAGGCCATTGGCTTTCACAAGATGTGCTACCCACTGTTGCTACATCCGGTCAAGTCGGTTCGTACAGTTATTGGTACTCGATGGGCGGAGAACGATTTGATAGGCTGGATTCTTAGGCACTCACCTGGCTACGTTATCTATTCACGAGCAGCTCGTGAGAAGAACGGATTGCCTGCCAGCAAGGAGCAAGGTGGCAAGCCTATATGGGACCGCTTCAATGACGATGTACTTGACGAGTTAGCGAGTCCGTCTGGCGTAGGCTCCTTCATGTTTGACATGCTATATATGAATTCGCCTACGTCGGCTATCAACGTTGTATTTAAGCGGGATTATATTGAGTACTACTCTAACGTGCCAAATGGCCTTATGTACTGTACATCAGTTGACCCCGCTCCGTCAGATAGTGCATCTAAGAGTGTTGATAACGATTACAACGTTGTTCTTACAACTGGCATTGACCCTGCTACAGGCAACGTTTGGGTAATCTACTATGACCGTGGCTATTTTTCTCCAGGCGAGTTGATAGATAAGGTGTTCAATCACTATCGAGCGTACAAGCCGCTGGTCGTAAAGGTTGAGGCAGTTGCATATCAGCGAACTTTGCTTTATTGGATTCGCAGGAGGCAGGAGAGTGCGAATGAGCGCTTTTATGTTGAAGAGGTAAAGAACGCCAGAGCGAGCAAGTCAGCTCGTATACTTGGCCTTCAGCCGTGGTTTGCTGCTCGTAAGGTACGGATACGAAATGAGCACGTTGAGCTGGAACGCGAGCTCTTGTCGTTCGACCCTAACAAGAAGTCTGGAGGCCACGATGACATTATCGACGCCTTATCTATGCAAGTCGATTTCTGGAGTAAAAGTTGCGAAACATATAGGACAGAAACGCAAACTGAGGCGGTTACGGACCCGTTCGCGGGCGAGGAAGTTATCCGAGAACTCCTTGAAAGAGGTTCATTAGTGCATACGTATCCTTATGACATTGGTTTAATGAGCGAGCGGGTTGCCGATTTGCTTCCTCGCAATGACTATGTCTATGTAGATACGGAGTCTGTACTATGAGCGAGGAAATAAGGAAACTGTATCAAGATGCTGGCTTTACTCCTCCTAAGGGTAAAGGCATACATACGTATGAGTTTCACAAGTGTGTAGTTGGTGTTAAGAAGAAAATTAGAGATGGCAAGCTGCCTAAGACCACTAATCCTTACTCAATGTGTATGAAATCGCTTGGCGTAACTAAAGCAGTGAAGCCGTCTCATAGAAGGCACGGAAAGAAGTAATGCGGCTGCTCATACTGATAATTGTTTGCTTGTTAGCGTGCGTTGCTATTTCTCGTCAGCTCTTTATAATTGCTGACCCAAATACGATAACGCTAACGGCGACGAGTACAGCCAGTTTGCGAGTCGTTGCTATTCGCTCGTGGTTTGAGCCGGACCAAACTGACCCGAACCGCGTAGTGCATCATATTGTCGAAACACTCGAAATGTAATATGCGACGTGGTGAGAGTCGAAAACTACGGAATCGTTCGGTGTACTATAGTCAAGATATATGGAACGTTTGCGAAGCCGCTGCTGTGTGGGCGCTTAAATATGGCTTTGCTAAAAGGTATGATAAACGGGAATTGGCAAACATTGTGTGGCTAATACAAGCTCGTTATAAGCCTACTCCCGACTACATAAACTGCAAGCGCTCGCTGTGCTGGTGGTTGTCTCATAACAACAGGCTTGACAGGCGGGACTGGGACGTTGAGCGTGAGTATGGCAATTTGCGGCTAAGAAGTGTGGAGCCGTCAGCTGATGTGAAAGCAGCGAATAAGGATACCATCAACTTTTTAAGAAGCCGTTTATCAGGGCGGAATCAACAGTTGTTTGATTTTCTCGCTCGGGGCCTTAGCTGCTCCGAGATAGCACCGTTGATGCGTTTAAGCAAGGAGCGAGTTCGACAATTAAGGGCATCGTTACTTACGAGGCTACGACAATATGCGACCAGACGAGTGGTTAACTGAAATAGATAATGCGCTTGCGTATCGAGAGCTGTTTGCTTGCGAAGCGGCGTGGGGTAAAATTGAGATGAACTATCTCAACAATCCGCATAGCGATGCAGCCATCGGGCCGAATCTTGTTTACTCGATAGGCGATTCTCTGCTTAGCGCATTAACTGTAACTAATCCAGAGTTCGTGGTTACTGCCGAGCGGCGACTCGGACTCGATAAGGCGCCTATTGTCGAGTCGCTCGATAACTATTTAGTGCGCAAGTTACGAATGAAGCGCTACATCGAAAGGGCGCTGCTTCACTGGTACTTGTATGGAAAAGCCATTATAAAGATTGGTTATGACAGCGAGTTTGGCTGGTCGCCATACTACGATATAGGTAAGGGTAACAATCTACTTGGGCTAACGTTTACTCAGTTTGATAAGCGAGGTCGCCGGATTGAGTCTCCAGACACTCAACCTGGATGGCCTTGGATTCGTCCGGTGCTGCCTCACGATTTTGTTGTACCTTGGGGAACAGTGTTTGTTGAGGATGCTCCGTGGGTAGCTCATCGTTTTGTGAGGCACATTGACGCTATAAAGGCGGACCCGAAATATGTAAATACAAGCCGGCTGGAAGGTCGGATGACTATGGAGGATTTCATGTCCTCCTATCTAAATGTTGCGTCGAAGAAGCAGACCCAACGACTGAAGGGCATTGCTGAGTACAATAAGAAGACCGAGTTTGTGGAATGTTGGGAGATTAGGGATAGGTTAGCTGGCGAGATACTCGTTGTGGTACGGGATTATGATAAGTTTTTGAGACGTACCAGCGACGCGCTTCAGCTTGCTTGTGGACTTCCGTTTGTTGTAGCGGATATGAATCCGCATCCTCGTAGTTTCTGGTCAACGCCTCCGGCCTACTATTTAGGTCAGTTACAGAGAATGCAGTTTGATATTAGCACACAGGCCGAGAAGCAGAGACGGATTAGTGTGTTGAAGTTCCTGTACCGCAAAGGTGCTATTTCTAAGGCTAACCTGTCCCGCTTGCTTAGTAGTGATGTCGGTGCTGCGGAAGCGGTGGATACTCAGTATCCTCTTAACGAAGTGCTTGTACCGATTAAAACTGATACAGGCGTCGATTTACATGCTGCCCAGTCAGAACTTAATAGACGGGATGCTCGTGAGGCGGTAGGGCTTAGTCGTAATCAGCTTGGCGAGCCGTTGGGAACGCCTGGCCGGCGTACTACTGCTAAGGAGGTATTATCTGTTGCTGCTGGCTCGGGCATCCGAATGAGTAAGCGACAAGAGGGCGTTGCTGAGATTTACAAAGAGGCAATTAACAAAATTAACAAGATAATCTTTAGTTATTGGCAAGTCCCTCGTGAGGTGCTGCACGATGAAGGATGGGCGGTTGTTACTGGAGAGATGCTTAAGGGCGATTATCTGTACGATGTCAGTCTGTCTACTAAGCGGCAGTTGAGTCGGGCGGAGCGGAAAGTCGAGGCGTTGCTAATGCTTACTCGAATGGCTCCGTTCTTGCAAGGAGCGGATATACAAGCGCTGTTTACATATTTGAGTGATGCAGTTGCCGACCCTGCGTTTGAGCGTATTCTTGCTCCAATGACTGGCAAAGTGGCTCAGCCGCCTCAACAGTTGCCAACTGCTCCTCCACCTGCTAAGGAGGCACAATAATGCCGGTTTTTGACTATTTGTGTCCAAAGTGTGGTTATCGAAAAGATGACGTTTATGTGCATCGCTATTATAATTTGATTAGTTGCGACAAATGTATGGCTACGATGCAGAAGCTTGTACCGAATAAGGTAACGGTTCAATGCTTTCCGAGTGAAGGCATCTATCTTGAACACGTAGGGCCTAAGGGCAAAAGATTCTATTCAAAAAAGGAAATGATTAGATATGCTAATGAGCACGATTTGGAACTGGGCGCTTTACTTTAGAACGGAGCGACGTTATGAAAACGATAATCGTCAAGCTGCCAGACGGTTGTACTGGCATAACAGTCAGTTTTACAGGGGAATACAT